TTCAAGACGCTAACGATTACGATCCTGTATCTGGTACAGATAAAGATAGTTAATGAAAAAGGTTGAGGACAAGCTCAACGAGATATTAGATATCGCTGAAAAAGATGTCGTACCCGTTGAGCATAAACCAGTTATACCACGTCCTAAAGAAAAAGAGGATATAGACAGCGACTACAAATATAGTCGTGAAAATTTATATAATCTTGTTGAGAGAGGTCAAGACGCCATAGATGGTATCGTGCAATTGGCAAAAGATACTGACCACCCACGAGCATATGAGGTTGCAGGTACACTAATTAAAAATGTAGGTGAGGTGACTGAAAAACTTTTAGTCTTACAAGAAAAGATGAAAAAATTAAATGATGAAGTAATAAAAGGACCTAACAAAGTAGAGAATAATTTATTTGTTGGGTCAACAGCAGAATTACAAAAATTGATAAAGAAAAATGGAAAAGACATACCTAGGTAACCCTAATCTAAAGGCAGCAAATCAAAAAGTTCGATTTACTAAAAAGCAAGTAGAAGAATTTTTGAAATGTCAAGATAACCCTATCTACTTTATAGAAAACTATTTACAGATAGTAACACTTGACCATGGTTTACAACCATTCAAGCTGTTTCAGTTTCAAAAAGAAATGGTTGATACGTTTCATAATAATCGTTTTAGTATTTGTAAACTACCTAGACAATCTGGTAAATCAACAACAATCATTGCATACTTATTACACTATGCAATATTTAATGCAAATGTTAATATTGCAATACTTGCCAACAAGGCAGCTATTGCAAGAGATTTATTAGGTCGTTTACAACTTGCATATGAAAATTTACCTAAATGGTTACAACAAGGTGTTATCAACTGGAACAAAGGTAGTTTAGAATTAGAAAACGGTAGCAGAATACTTGCAGCTGCAACATCATCAAGTGCTGTTCGTGGTGGTTCATACAACATAATATTTCTTGATGAGTTTGCATATGTACCTAATAATATCGCTGAACAATTTTTTAGTTCAGTTTATCCTACAATATCTTCTGGTAAGTCTTCTAAGGTAATGATAGTTTCTACGCCACATGGTATGAATATGTTTTACAAAATGTGGAATGATTCCATACATGAACGTAATAGTTACAAACCTATTGAGGTACATTGGTCAGAGGTACCTGGTCGTGATGAAAAATGGAAAGATGAAACAATAAAGAATACAAGTGAACAACAATTTAGAACAGAATTTGAATGTGAGTTTTTAGGTAGTGTTGATACACTTATCAATAGCACAAAGTTAAGGTCAATGTCTCATATTACACCTGAAACATCAAATGCAGGTTTAGATGTTTATGAAATGCCAAAAAAAGGTAACAGGTATGTAATTACGGTTGATGTTGCAAGAGGCACAATAAATGATTATTCTGCTTTTGTCGTTACAGACGCAACAAGTATACCATATAAGATTGTAGCAAAATATAGAAACAATGAAATTAAACCTTTAGTATTTCCACAAATTATTCATAAGGTTGCAACAAGTTATAATCAAGCAGAGGTTTTAATTGAGGTAAATGATATTGGTGGTCAAGTAGCAGACACAATGCAATATGATTTAGAGTATGATAATCTTATTATGGTCAACCAAAGAGGTCGTTCAGGTCAGATTGCAGGTACAGGTTTTAGTGGAAAACAATCTCAATTAGGTTTGAGAACAACAAAGGCAACAAAGAAAATTGGTTGTTCTAATTTAAAAGCATTAATAGAACACGATAAACTAATTATACAAGACTTTGATATCATTGCAGAATTATCAACTTATATTTTAAAAGGTAAAGAAAAGTATGAGGCCGAAGAAGGTTCTAGTGACGATTTAGTTACATGTTTAGTCATGTTTGCATGGTTATCTAATCAGACATATTTTAAAGAACTGACAGACCAAGATATACGAGCAAGACTTGTAGATGAACAACAAAACATGTTAGAACAAGATATGGCACCTTTTGGATTTATTGATGATGGTTTAAATGAGGCAGAAAGTTTTAAAGACCCTTACGGAACTACATGGTCACCCGTAAAAGTCAAAAGAGGGTGGTAAATCTTGCATTTTATAAATAGTTTGGAGTTTAAATTTAAACACAACTTAAGGAGAATAAGATGGCTTTTTTAGTATCACCGGGCGTTAACGTTACGGAAAAGGATCTAACTAATGTCATTCCTGCTGTATCTACATCAATTGGTGCAATAGGAATAGTTAGTGAGAAAGGGCCGATGGACGAGGTTACTTTAATCTCTAGTGAAGACGAATTTGTTTCAGTATTTGGTAAACCAACTGCTAAAACTTTCGAATACTTTTTTAGTGCAACCAACTTTTTACAGTACGGAAATTCCCTTAAAGTAGTAAGAGCTGTGACAGGAAACTCGAATGCTAACTCCTCAGGAGGCAGTATTCAAATTAAAAACACAACTCACTACCTAGACAACTATTCTGACGGTTCTGCTTCAGTAGGCTCTTTTGCAGCAAGAGAAGCTGGCACCGAAGGAAACAACTTAAAAGTATCTATGTGTACCAACTCATCTGCTTATTCAAGTGCAGGTGGAGGTTCAAACCTTGTAAATGACGCAAGTGCGGCTATTGGCGATACTACTATCACAATTGATGATGGTGGTGGAGACAAAATTCAAGTAGGCGATATTATAGAATTTGGAGATATAAGTGGTAACTTTACCGCTGTGCCTTCAGGTCACTATTACAAGGTAACAGGTATCTCATCAGCTACATTAACAATCGCTAGGTTCAACCAGTCAACTGGTGCAACTGAAACTGGTGGTTTGAGACACGCAGTAGCAGACAATGCTTACTTTAGAAGATTTTGGGAATACCATTTCAACTTTAGTGCAGCACCAACAACTACTGATGATGTAGCAAATGCAGGCGGAAGTAATGATGAATTACATATCGCTGTTGTTGATGAAGACGGTGGTATCACAGGTACTGCTGGTACAATTTTAGAAACACACGAAGGATTATCTCAAGCTTCTGACGCAAAGTCAGCAGAAGGTAATTCATTATATTACGTTGATTATCTATATGCAAACAGTAAATATATTTACTGGATGGACCACGAAACTACACTAGCAAATGCTGGTTCAAGTAAAGTAGGTCAAACATTTGATAACACTGGTACTCAAGGCATAACTGTCTTTAGTGGTAGTCTATCAGGTGGAACAACAGATAATGAACCAACTCTAGGCGAAATCGCATTGGCATATGATAAATTTGCTGATGCAGAAACAGAGGAAATAAACTTACTTATAGGCGGACCATCTCAAGGTGGTGGTGCAACTGCAGCTGACGCTACAGGTGACACTCACGCAACTAAAGTGATTGATATTGCAGAAGCAAGAAAAGATTGTGTGGCATTTATATCGCCTGCAAGAGCTGATGTAGTAAACGTAAGTGACCCAATCGCTGCAACTGAAAACGTTAAGAATTTTGCTGATGGTTTATCATCAAGTTCTTATGCAGTAATTGATAGTGGTTACAAATATATGTACGACAAATACAATGACGTATTCAGATTTGTACCATTAAACGGTGACATTGCGGGATTGTGTGCAAGAACAGATAACGTAGCTGATCCTTTCTTCTCACCTGCTGGATTTAACAGAGGTCAGATTAGAGGTGCAGTAAAACTAGCATTCGATCCAAATCAAGCACAAAGAGACGTGCTCTATAAAGCAAGAGTAAATCCTGTTGTTACATTCCCTGGACAAGGTACAGTATTGTTCGGAGATAAAACAGCACAATCAAAACCTAGTGCCTTTGATAGAATAAATGTAAGACGTTTATTCCTAGTCATGGAGAAAGCAATTTCTACGGCTGCTAAATTCCAACTTTTTGAGTTCAATGATGAGTTCACAAGAGCACAATTTAGAAACCTAGTAGAACCTTTCCTTAGAGATATCCAAGGTAGACGAGGGCTTACAGACTTTGCGGTAGTCTGTGATGAAACAAATAACACAGCGGAAGTAATTGACAGAAACGAATTTATTGCAGATATCTTCGTTAAACCAAATCGTTCAATTAACTTCATCAAACTAAACTTTGTGGCAACCAGAAGTGGTGTGGCATTTAGTGAAGTGGCTGGGGCATAGGAGGTAGAACATGGCATT